CCCGCCATGACCGTGTGGCAGGATTGGGTAACAGCGAGGGAAGCCAGCGTGCCTTGAATATGCTCTTTGCCATCCGAACCATTCAGGAAAGGACGGGAAAAGATTTGGGGGCAACCTTCCTTTCGGGGACGACCATATCGAACTCACTCACGGAGCTGTATCTGCTGTTTAAGTATTTGCGTCCCCAAGCCCTTGAAGCACAGAACATCAAGACCTTTGATGCGTGGGCTGCCATCTTTGCCAAGAAGTCGGTGGACTATGAGTTCTCCGTCACCAATGAAATCGTGCAGAAGGAGCGTTTCCGCTATTTTATCAAAGTTCCGGAGTTGGCGGCGTTCTACGCTCAAATCACCGATTACAGGACAGCGCAGGACATCGGCATCGACCGACCGGAGAAGAATGAGATTATGCACAACATACCGCCCACACCTGAACAGGAAGCGTTCATCGCCAAGTTGGTGGAGTTTGCTAAGACAGGTAATGCCGAATTATTGGGACGAGAGAAACTATCCGATAGAGAGGAGAAAGCCAAGATGCTCATTGCCACCGATATGGCGAGGAAGATGAGCTTGGATTTGAGGCTCATTGACCCGAATAGGTATGGAGATCATGTGGATAACAAGGCTTCCCACTGTGCCGCCAAGATAGCGGAGTACTACCAGAAGTTCAATGAGCAGAAAGGAACGCAGTTTGTGTTCAGTGATCTCGGCACTTACAAGCCCGGTGAATGGAATCCCTACAGCGAAATCAAGCGCAAGTTGGTGGAAGACCACGGCATACCCGCTCAGGAGATACGCTTCATTCAGGAAGCCAAGACCGACAAGGCACGAAAGACGCTCATCGCTGGAATGAACGAGGGGACAATCCGGGTGCTTTTCGGTTCCACTTCAATGCTCGGCACGGGTGTGAACGCCCAGAAACGTGCCGTCGCCATCCATCATCTGGACACGCCGTGGCGTCCTTCCGACTTGGAGCAGAGGGACGGAAGAGCCGTGCGTAAAGGAAATGAAGTCGCCAAGTTCCATGCGGACAACAAGGTGGATGTCATCATCTATGCGGTGGAGAAGTCGCTCGACAGCTATAAATTTAACCTGTTGCACAATAAGCAACTCTTCATCGAACAGCTCAAAAACAACCGTATGGGCAGCCGTACCATCGATGAGGGGAGTATGGACGAGAAGTCGGGGATGAACTTTTCCGAATACGTCGCCATCCTTTCCGGAAATACCGACTTGCTGGAAAAGGCAAAGTTGGAGAAGAAGATTGCCGGCTTGGACAGCGAACGGCAGGCGTTCATTCGCAGTAAGTCATCCTCCCGAAGCCGATTGGACGAAGTCGTGCGGACGGTGGACGGAAACAAGGGACTGATAATCCGTTTCCAAAGCGACTGGGATTTGTACCAAAGCCGTGTACAGAAGGATAAGGATGGCAACAAACTCAACCCGATAACACTCAAAGGAGTGGAAGGAAGTGACCCGAAACGCATTGCTGCCAAACTTTCGGAAATCAATGAGAAAGCCTGCACACGGGGAGAGTATTTCAATATCGGAACGCTCTACGGGTTTAATCTTGTGGTCAAGACGGAATCCTCCTCCAAAGACCTTTTCGACCTTTCGCAGAACAAGTTCTTTGTGATGGGAGAAAGCGGAATGAAGTACAGTTACAATAACGGAAAAATTGCGACAGACCCGCAACTTGCCAGTATGAACTTCCTGAACGCCTTGGAGAAGATACCCGGATTGATTGAGAAGTATGAGGCGGAAACGGAAAAGATAGCCAAGGATATTCCCGTTTTGCAGGAGGTAGTGAACGGCTCTTGGAAAAAGGAAGAGCAACTCAAAGAGCTTAAAACGGAACTTGCTGCCCTTGACCGAAAAATACAGCTCTCCCTAAAGCCCATTGAGCAGTCGGAGAGTCCGCAAGAGGACGTAGAAATGATGCAAAATGGTGAAGGAACGAGGAAAGAAATGGAACAGTCATGTCCGATTGAGCCGACTGTCACCGCTCCCCCCGTCAGCACTTCCGTGGCTCAAACCGACAGACCGTTGGAAAGCAACGGGCAGAGTAACTCCGTTACACAGCCCGCAATGGACGGAATACCGTCCTCTTTGGCAGGAAAGGCGTTTATCGTCAGACCGAAATTCTAATCCTAATCTCATTCAAGCGGCAGCCCCCGACTTGTCATTACGGCAAAACGGGGGCATTGCTGTTGCGTATAATCCGAATTTACGTGTCTTTGGGAGGTCTTTCCCTTTTTCGTTTGAGGTTCTCCGTAAAATGGGCTTTCATAAAGGCAAGGATTTCCGATTCCAAATACCACGTCTTGTGGTAAACGATGTGGAAAGGAAGCGTACCCGATGCCCGATAACGTTGCAGGGTACGCTTGCTGATTTGGAGCATCAGGCAGACCTCTTGGTTATCCAGCAGCGGTTCACCATTTATCATCGGACGTTGGGGGATGTCGGGAGTCGTCCGTTTCAAGTCATCGAAACGCTTCATGATGCGTTCCATCCATTCAAGAAAGGTCTCTCTATCCAATAGTTCCATCCTTAATCCTCCCGCTTTTGAGTTTGAAATTGTGCCGTAGCTCTTTCAGGTTCTGAGGGTTGCAGTACAGGCTTCTGTTACGTATCGCCTCCTCAATGTCGTGCAGGTCGTAGTAGCAACGCCCGTAGATCATCTTGTAGCTGATTCTGTCCGCACTGCGCATACGCTGGAGGGTACGCTTGCTGATACCGAGTATCCCGGCTAATTCATCGTTGGTAACAAGGCGGTTTTCATACTCCCTCTTTGCCTTTTCCTCTTTCTCCACAAACCGTAGGATTTTCTCTATCTTGCCCATCAGTTCGTGGTAGGCTTTGCTTTCGATTGTTATGACATCCATTGCTCTTAAAATTTGATTATGGTGCAAAGTTCGGGAGTTTAAACCGTCTGGATTGTATGCTAAATATGTACTGAATAGAGATTTTTCTGTCTGATTCCAAAAGCCATACGACAGAAGCATCCATATCGAAGCCACAAGTACGCAGTAAAGGAAATGCTGGTTTTGAACACTTACTCTGTAAGTACATTTGCAAAAAGTGTAACATCAAAAAACAGACAAGAATATGGAAGTTGTAACAATCGAGAAGAAAACGTATGAAGCCATGATGGAACGTTTCCGCATTTTGACCGCCAAAGTCGATGCCCTGTGTCGGGAATGCGACGAGAAGCGTATGGGTAGGTGGCTGGACAACCAGGATGTTTGCCAAATACTGAACATCAGTTTGCGTACCCTGCAAACCTATCGGGACAACCACACCTTACCCTATACGCAAATAGGCTATAAGATGTACTATAAACCGGAAGATATAGAACGGTTGATTGAACAATCCGCCTCTCCATAATCAAAGAATTTATCACCACTAAATCCAATGTAAGCAGATGAGTAATGACGTAAAAACAAAGAACGATGAAGAAATCAGGCTCTTTTTCAGTGCTGGCGACCGTATGATGAAAGGGATAGATGCCCTAAGGAAAAAGAACAGACCCTTATTGGGTGGCCATCGTTACCTGACGGATGGAGAACTCTCCCGCCTGTTGCATATCAACCGACGCACGTTACAAGACTATCGAAATGTAGGGAGAATCCCTTTTATTAAACTGGGAGGGAAAGTTCTCTACAGAGAAGAAGACGTGGAAAAGCTATTGCAGGAGAATTACCGCCCCCGGTTTGAGAAGTCTTGACAAGAAACAGGCAGTAAGAAGCTCTTTTCTTACTGCCTGTTCTCACATTCAACTATACCATCCATCTTTATTGTAACATACAAGCAACGGAGTGGTAGATTTCTTTTGGGTAAGTTTCCTGATAGCCCATTTGCGGAAGAGTTGGGCATGGGGGGAAACAAAACGAAAAGACAGCATCATTATCATTTCAATGTTGTATAAATCCACCGCACCGCCCTTGAACAATAGGGTTTGCATCACCTCATCTTCTCTGAGCAAACCCTCTTTGAAGACAGATTTGATGTGACTGTTTACCTTACCGGAGAATACTCCGAACAAGGAGGCTATTTCGCAAGCCGACATCCAAACGGGAGCTGTCGGGATATGTACCTTTCCATTCTCTCCAATGGTTATGATTTCTCTTTTCATCGTTCGTCCTCCTTATTATATAGTGATACCATTGAATTGCCCTATCTTGCTCAACTTATCGGAGAGTGCTGCCATATCCCGACTTTCCTTTTCGTGTGTGATTTTGGCATAAATCTGCGTGGTGCGGATGTTCGTATGTCCGAGCATCTTGGAAAGGGTTTCAATGGGAACGCCGTTGGTCAGGCAGATTTCCGTCGCCATAGTGTGGCGGCTGGTATGCCACGTAATCTCTTTTTCGATACCGCAGAGTCCGATGATTTTCTTGATGTTCTTGCAGGCGGTAATATACTGCGGAACGGGCAGGAGGTAATCCTCCTTCGCCATGCCATCGTACTTCTCGATAATCTGCTTCGGAATATCCAAAAGCATGATATTGGACTCCACACCTGTCTTTTGTCGCTTGGTCATAATCCAGAGTTTACCGTCAAAGGAAGTCTGAAGGTTATCTTTGGTCAGGTTCTTCATATCGGTAAAGGACAAGCCCGTAAAACAGCAGAAGACGTACAAATCCCGAACCAGCTCCATTGATTTACGCCTGAATTTCAAATCCAACAGCCTGCGGATTTCATCCTTGGTCAGATAGTCCCTGTCGGTACTCTCGGCGGATATGCTGTAATCCACGAACGGGTCACGAACTATCCATCCGTGATTCTGGGCAATGGTAATCATACGGCGCAGGGGCATCATGTAAATCCATACCGTGTTGTTACAGCATTGCTTTTCGGTGCGCAGGAAGATGTCAAAGTCGGTAATGAAAACCGGAGTGAGTTCTTTCAAAGCAATGTCGCTGACACGGTAGCGGTTCTTGATGAACTCCTCCAGATGCTTATAGACCGTGCAATACTTGTGGTAGGTGGATGGGCATCGCAAGCCTGCATCGACCTGTTTGAAAAAGTCCTCATTGTGCTGGGCAAAGACTTTCAGCAAGGTTTCATGCCGCATTTCCAAGCCCAAGAAAGCGTTCTTCACTTTCTCGGCAGTGACATAGTTATCCCGCTCGGCTATCTCCTTGTATTTGGCATTGATGCCGACACGTATCTTGTCCAAGAAACGGTTAGTTTCTAATGCTACGGCACTCTTTCCCGAAGCCCGGTTGCTCTTGATGTCCCACAAATCAGGATGGATGTCGCATTTGCAACTGAACTGGGCTATCGTACCGTCTATGGTGATACGGCACATCACGGGAACGGAACCGTTCTTCTTGGGGGCGTTCTTTTTGAGGTAGAACAGAACCTTAAATGTACTACGCATAACTCTGACCTTTTATGGGTTACAAAACTATTTATTGTCAGGTTATTTGTTGTTACGCAAAACATTGTCGTTCAATGGTAAAGAAACCGTGTGCAATTTATTTGCTTCTTTCCTGCCATCAAAGTATCTTTGTCGAAGATAATCCTATAGGGTCAGATCGGATTTTGCTCTATTCGTTGCCACTTTTCCCAATTCTCGCTTTCAAAGGAGAAGGTAATGTTTTGGTAACGCTGCTCTGTCCGAAGTTGGCATAAACCTGTCTTTTCAAGATTTTCTGCCAAATAGCTTGAAAATCAGAACCGACTGACTCACAATTCATTTGCACTGTTCTGCCATTTTCTGGACCTTTGGGATAGATTTTTTAGAAAAATATATGCCAAATAATTATTTACTTAATAAGTGGGCAACTTTCTATTTTTAGAGTATCAATATTCATTCTCATCTCTTTTATCTCACAATAAGGATGAACTTCTTTTAAATTTCTCACAAAATCTTCTTTATTAAAGTCTTTGTTTTTTTCAATTCGACAACCTAAATAAATTTCTTTTATAGCATCAAAACAATATATATCTCGTTTAGGGGGATTAAATGCAATCATCCTATATTCATGTTCATACTCCCAAGCGCTTGATTTCGTAGTCAACATTTTCACTATATACTCATCATAATGAGACCCATTGTTAGAAAATTCAACTTCTGGTCTTTTATCCTGAGGACAAACAGGTAGTATTTTATACCCCGATATTTCCTCTAACTTTTTAGCATCAAATCCAATACATACCCCTTTATGAGAATCAGCATAATGAGCCCACAATAAATCATTATTACAATCAGAAGATGCACAAAAGACACCGTATTTTTTTAAATCCTCTTTTATCTTGGGAGTAAAAAATTCCCGAATATAAGATGTTACAGACTCACTTTGCCAATCAATATCATTAAAATCTGGCATATCTTTTAAGCATGGATACAAATTCAGTACTTTTTCTTTAGTGATACCCTTATATTGCGGAACAATTTGTCCTTCAAATGGATCATTCAAGCTTTCAAAAGCTGATAGATAAATTTGACCATCAAATAATAGTCTTTTAGTAAATTCATTCAACGAACCATTTTTTCCATACAAAACTCTGTATTTATATAATATATCTCCACTCATGTCTCTTTTATTATTTTCACAAAAATAGTATTTATCTAGCTCTTGCAACCTGTCTAGTCCTATTATTTTGACACAACCCGATAAACTCTACATTCTCCGCAAGTATCGTCATACCGTCAGGTGCATCGTCATGCTTGTTGCCTCCCTCTTTCTTATAGCTGGTCAATGCTTTCATAAACCGGTCGTAATCCGAACCTTTCTTATACTCGCCTTCTGCCAAGAAATAACAATGTTTCTTGATCCAACCTGATTTCAGCAAGATGCGGGTTTCCTTATTGGCAGTTGTCGGTTTCGCCTGAATGATACATTTCTCGTTCTTTGCCTTTACCGCCTTACGAACATTGAGAGCGAATATGCGACCACCGTTGTTACTCTCGATACGCATATTGTCGCAACGAGTATCAAGGATCAAGGAAACCAACTTCGGTTCGGTGATCTCGACATTATCTTTCGTAAACAGCACATCGGTAATGAAATACTTCGTACCGAATACCTTGGCAATCGGAGCACAGAAATCATCGTCTCCCTCGTCAGCCACATCGGTAGCTCCGATAACACCGTCCGGTTGCTTGCCCTCAATATCAGCCAATTTAAATCGGTTAAGCTCCGATTTAGGGAACAACAACCCGATTGCCTCGATCGGTTCCTGCATATATTCGGCACACCAGATGGAATCGTCCGTTTCCTCTCGTAGTTCATGGTAATACTCTGTAGTATGTACCTCCTCACAAAAAGAACGGTCGTTCTCATCCAAGGCGGCGATACGAATGATCTCGTCATACTTTCCCATCTCCTCCATACGGCCGAGCACGTCAGTGGCAGACCAGCGGGTACCGATATCGATTGAGCAACAATTCCCTTCGATACGGGAATCATGTGTTCCCTGCTTCCATGACCAGACCTTTTCGTTATTGGTGTCAGATAGTGCATCTTCTAAACTCTTATACAAGTCGTCCGTCATAGCCAACATAGAAGCACCGAAGCCGATCACCGTACCGCCTACACCAGCCCCGAAGTAACTCACCTGCCGGGCAGCTTCCAAGCTCCAGCCATGCACGTTCTGTTTATCACCACGCAATTGTATATCTGGGAAGATTTCCTTAAACCGGGAAGAACGGACGATGTCGCGCGTGTCGTAAGACAGCTTGTTATACAGCGTATCGGAACAGCAGTTGCGCATGACCGACTCTTCCGGGAAGTGGCCAAGCATCCACGAAATGAACAAGGATGATATATAAGACTTCCCGGCACGTGGCGGCATGGAGACGGCCAGCCGGCGGATCACACCCGACAGATACGATTCGTACACCCGGGTGAAAGCATCTGCCACCTTCTTTAAGAACAGACGCTTAGCAAAGAACTTAGGGTCATGATATAAACAATAGGCCCAGAAATCATTCCGAGCCTCCCGTTTGCGCAATATGGTCGCCGCCTTTGCCTGCCTAATCAATATTTCTCTCTTACTCTTTTTCGCCACGGATAATTGCTGCTAGTTCTTCATCCGACATCGATTCCAATTCATCCCCCAGCTTAACAAGGTTCTCGACCTCTTTCTTATCACGCCACTTAGCCGGCTGCCGGTTCTTCAACCAAAAAATAGCGGCTGTCGTATCCGGAGGATAATGCTCGATATACTCTACTTTATCCGTAATCCGGCCCTCATTGGTAGCGAACTTCGTAGCCTTGGCATCGTAGCCAATCGCACGGCTGTAAAGTCTCGAAGCGACATTCGCATCCGCCACAGCCTTTCCCTTTTTTAAGGACTCAAGAAATTGAGGAAACTTCTTTTTCCAGCTGTTCAACGTTTGTTCTGAGACAGAGAAGAACTCAGCGATCTCTTTATCCGTTGCACCTAACAGACAAAGTTTTAGAGCCTGTTCCGCATACTCTTCTCTATATTCAGATTTACGCCCCCTACTTTTCTTTTTTACTTCATTCTTCTCTGTCATAATTAACCAAAACTAACGAATCGGGACAATTCTGCCCTCAATTCAGGTAAACTTCCATTATCAAAATAGAAAGAAGAACGCATTTTACCTTTTTTCTTTACACCACGCATCGACTTACACAAGTGTTCCCCTTCCAATACGATACCCATCGCTAAAGGTGGATATTCCGAACCTAACGCTTCTTGGATCATCACAATAATATCCTTTGCCAATCGCTCTTGTACCTGTAACCGTGCTGCACAATAATCAACGACACGACCAACTTTCGATATGCCCAGTATCTTACCTTTCGGATTGGGTATATAAGCAAACCAATACTTCCCAAAGAAAGGCATCATATGATGTTCACACATTGAATAAAATCCACCTGAATCCGCGATAACACTATCACAAGAAAGGCCATCCACGCCATTTGGGAAGACCGTTATTTTAGGCACTTGTGACAGATCATATCCACGAAAAATCTCTCTCCACATTCTTATGATACGATCCGGCGTTCCCTTCAAGCCCTCCCGACAAGGATCCTCGCCTATAAAAGAAAGGATCGTCCTTATCGCACATTCAATATCTTGTGTGTTTGTATTCTATTAATATTAAATCATTTCTTATGAAAGCAAAATATTTACTTGCAATTTTCATTATTGCTATGGGACTTAGTTTCTCATCTTGTGCAACACATGTTCATGTGAAATCCAAACCAAACAAGGTTAAGACTATTCCACCAGGACAAGCTAAAAAGATCACAGGTGAAAAATCCGCTAAGCGACACGCCCCAGGACATAACAAATAATCTTTTGTGGAGCTATCTGTTGTTTTTAGATAGCTCCTTTCTTTTTAGTTATTAGTTAATCCGATTGCCTAATTTCAAAATAAAAACTTTATAATCTGGCGCACCCCATTCCGAACGACCTTTGCCAATAGAAATGCTATTCAATTTGAATAACATAGTTCGTTTTGTATATCCGTAACGAAAACGAACAGCATCATAAAGCTTAAAGGAAGGCTTACAACAATATTTACACTTTTCGGGAATATAGATTCTGCAATCCGTGTTTTTATCATAGCAAAGTTACTACAAAAAAGTGAAATGCGGAAAGATATAGTGATAGAATTGAGTTACAAGGGTTTTGGTTGAAGTGGCGATAATCCGTGA